AAGACAACTTTGGAGGCTGCAGCACTACCTTCGACAAGACTCTTGTAGAGACCTTCGAGGGAAGTCAGATCACCGATGAACTCCTCAACACGTCCACGGCCATAGCTTTCGCCGTTGCTGGCCACGTTGAAACGTAGAGGCATCCAAGGGGATGATTTAACTGGAGAGCTGGATTTAGTTCCAGGGATGATCTTGTCATCACACTCTTGATACCACTTGTGCTGACCGTCCTTTAGCTCGACAACTGTATAAACAATTGCTTGATCAAGTTTGCTAGATCCGTTACTAGCAGCAAGTCCAAATTTGGGACCGTCTTCACCGGGTGAATTAGAGTCCCGTTCAATAGGAGGTTTTTGGAATTCTGTAGGTAGTAGTGATCTGTCTACTTCTTCTTTGGTAATAATTTCAATTACGTTGCCATCACCATCACGGCATACGACATAGCGATCTAAGGAGAACACTTTTAGGGCTTTCTTCCCGGCATACAGCAAAGCATTGCCGGTCACAACTAGATGCTTCATAGCAGCATGGAGCGCGACTCGATCGTTCGATTCGGCTATTTGCTGCATTACAACCCTTTCCATCTTATTGAGGGATAGGTCGATTTCAGATCGAACCTCTGGCGTTACGTCTGGCATTTGAGCCAGCTCACCATCGTTGACCTGCAGTTTGAAGAACGTAGTGTTTACAGGGAAGAGACTCAACATCATTTTTGATGCGAGAACGTTGCACCCTTTTGCACCTAGGGATTGCCAGGGAGTATGGAGGGGGCCACCATCACTCAAACCTTCTTCAGTAAGAAGATAAGGAAGAGTAAGTCTGGCACCCCTTCGTCCCACATCTAGGAACTGTTCCCTCTCAGATGTAAGCGCCTGATAGCGCGACATAGCAGAGGATTGACTTTTCATTTATCGGGGGATGTTTAGACCGCTTGAACCAGTGCTGCCTTTAGGCGTAGCTCCAATGGATTTATCTAGGGGGATTCGTAGTGCATCAGTACCTGAGGAAGCCTGCTGCAACTCTTTACGCTTTGATTTGCGCTTTTTCACAAGAGCTTCATCATCACGACCCTGCACAAGTTGTGGAGGAGGAGCAATAGGAGCTACTGCCTGCTGCGGTGGTGGTGCAGGGGGTGTTGCCATGGGCGTCACTGCCGGAGGTGGTGGAAGCACCGGAGCAGGTGCTGCAGCCCTTGGAGTTGGCAGAGGGGCTGGTTCTGGCAGAGGTGGCGGAGCTGGAAGCGGATCAGGCGCTTCGTATTTGGGCATCTTTACTGAAGGGGCGCTACACATTGTTTTGTTTCGCTTTGATGTACTCGACCACAGAACGCTGACCAGATCTGAACATGATCAAACGGTCATCATCCTTGGGCGATGGGTTTAGTAGTGGATACATGGCATCAAGCTCCTCAACTAATTGATTGAGTGGGGAGCCTGTACCAAATACTTCAAACTCTGAGAGTTCAGCCATATTTTGGGAGGTTTACGTTGGATGCTTCAAAGAAGGCGGGCATCCGTGCTCGCTGTGTATCAACAAGCCCAGGCGCTTTGCCTTGGTAATAAAGAGTGTCTGACTGCTTAAGCCAGAAGTCTTTGTTTAAGTGTTTATCTTCAGGGGTTCCAAGCAGATCCATAGCCCACGCAACGGTGGCCCTACGGAGCTTGTTCAGATTGTTGGTTGCCTTGTGTCCGAGGTCATGGGCGACCATCGCATGAATCGCTGTATGGGTCTGCTCGTCGCGTGAAATATCACTGGCAACGGTGCGGATGCCCATGTCTCCGTTAAAGCGGAAGAAGGGTAGTAGTACGAAAAAGACTGACCTTTCGAGGATCGCCGTCTTAAGGATTGGATGCTCTGGCGCAGAGAGCCAGGCTTCACGGATTCGTGCAGCTTCTCGTTCGGCAGACTCAGAGATGCCATGTACATTAACGATATAGTTGAGAGCCAGATCGTGCTTATCCTCATCAGCCATATTTGATTGCAAGGCGGGCAATACACCAGGGTCATCCGGCAGCTCCCTCTCCAAACCTTGAGAGAGCATTTCCTTCACAGGAAGTTCAAGTGTCCGTAATGCCAGGCACCGAAGCAGAGTCTCTTCGGCACCTTCTTTAACGTCGCCTTTATCAACAGCGACGGGGGTCCAGGTTCTTTTTCTGGATACGATTTGTGTGTACTTAGACAATTTACTCAGCGCAAGAAGAACAGAAGTCCTCCTCACTATCAAGCCCAAAAATATCGTGGTAGTCCTCATCAAGGATCGATGTGACATCATCCTTTCGGAGTGTGTCAGGCATCACCTGGAGCGCATAGTAGAGAGAGGTTTGAGGTGACTGAAGCCAGTCCTCGATGAAGGCCTGATCGTAGGTAACAACGTCACTCCACGAGTTAAATGAATAACCGTGGAAGAGGCCAGTATCTTCAAAGATTTTGCAGATACCGTCTGCAACGGATTTATAAGCGTCCCATCCGACTTCACTGGCAATTTCTACATCGCCATAGTCGTAGGACTGAACACCGAAAGTACCGCTATCGCGGTCAACCTTGCGGCTTATAGGTGGTGCAATTTCTGGACAGGTGGTGTACCCGTCAAGGTCGGTGTAGCGGTAGGAGCAGCTTGCTGTGGGGGCAATAGTAAAGGCCCGATCCATATGATGAGCGCGAGCAACTGCAGCGGCACCAGCAACAGCACAAGCGAACTCCCTAGCAACAACCAAGGCAGGAGTCCTTTCTGCATCTGTGTCATCAATAAGCGTAAGAGCTTCACCAAAAGCGGCATAACTTACACCTTGTCTCTTGAGGAAGTTAGCCAGCCCCAGAACTCCGAGGCCCACTTGCCTATCGACAGAGCTTGGCAGATATTCGCCGGTCTCTCCGACACCTGTTCTCGGATGGAGACTACATAGTTCGGACATGCCTTCTTGAAATGCTCGATAGAGATCGTCCAATTCGCAGGCACCAAGAGACACATGCTGAAGCAAGCAGGTCCCTCGGCTTTTGAGGTAGATTTCAAGACAAACATTGCCGTATATTCTTTCTCCGGCTCCGTCGAACTTGACCTTGTTAAGCCAAATATCCCCGGCTTGAATTCCTTTGTACAGTTTTTCTCTGACAGGTTCGGTAATTTCATTCCACCACTCCTCCGTGATGTCAACACAACGCTTAACCCAAGGCAACTCATGGCGAGGAGCGTCTAGAAATAGCTCTAGATCACTATGATTCGCGTCTAGATGGATAACACAAGCTCCCCCCTTATACGTTCCGCCACGTCGAATAACCTCATTAAGTACGCTGTAGATCTTGGCGAATGAACAAGGGCCGCTAGCCACAAGACCCGATGAATTCGTTTCTCCGGCGGGACGCAGTCTAGATAAATGTACAGCGACTCCAGCCGCATTCCGAAGTGCATGCGACACAAATCTGAAACTGGCGTCCAGTCCCTCATTAGTCTCATCGAATGTGTCATCAACAACGAACACCGTACAACTAACAGGTAATTTTTTTTCTGGATTGTCGAGCCATGATTGAACTCGACCAGTGCGGGCAATGTAGTCAGGCATTAAACTAAGTCTGTGAGATAAGGGGGTTTGTAGTTCGGTCCTTTTAAGACCTTTCCGTCCTCTCGCTTGAGAGGTTTGCCATCGACCAGCTTGCTTAGGTTGGAGGTGTTGACCCTATCTAGGGCTTCATCCAGCTCCCACCCAGCAGCAGCGGCATATTGGAAACATACGAAGCAAAGATCAGCCAACTCTTTAAGAGCAGCCTCACGGGCTCGTGGGTTTTGCAAGTATTTAGTGGCCTCAGTTTCAGCCTCTAAAAATTCTTTGAATTCTTCAACGATCAAATTGCGTTGAATGTCCAAACCATTCGGGGTAAAGGTCCCAATCGGTTGACTCATGATCTGTCGAAACTTGATCGCTTGTCCGAGCAGGTCCGGTGGAGTCGTCATCTAGGTGAGTTGCGATAAGTTTGCGGAGATAGGTTTGAGCTTTAAGAAGATCATCTAGATAAGATTCACTGTCCTTTTTTCCAGCTCGCGTAAGGTATTTGACAACATTGCCGGTCAGGAAATCCATATCCTGAGAGACAATGAAGTCCCAAGGTTCGATAGCACCTTGGCGGTAGTGGTGTGGGCTAAATTTCGAGTTCATCGGTAACTTTGGTGAGAAGTGTTTCCATCCATGGTTCCCAGCTTTGAACGCCAAGTGGAGCCACTGTGTATTTGTAGGAACGTCGAGTTATCAAAATGTTTCTGCCCAACATTAACTCCCGTGTTGTTAACCTCATGGCGTAAACAAAATGGGGGTCTGATTCTTTGCATCCCAATCAGAAGCCTGGAGGATACGGGCTAAGCGGAGATTTCTGAGGGCATCCTCTTCTGTCATTCCTGCTTCTTTGTAAGTTTCAACGCAAGCATCCCAGTAAGATCCCTTGCAGTTATCAAGGATTTGACCAGCACGTTTCGGGCCAACTCCCGGACAACCTTTGTAGCCGTCAGTGGAATCTCCAGTAAGACACTGTGAGTAGAGAAGTCTCTTTGCCTGTTCAGGGGTCTGGGTGTACTCGTCTTTGAGGTCATAAATTCTGCATGGAATTTGAGCCATATCTTTATCGGGGGATACGAGGACAAAGTTTTCCACGCTGCCATTAGTGGCAATGATCCCGAGACAATCATCAGCTTCTAGGTTTGGTTTCATTACTGAGGGGTAGGTCTCCATTCCCCAGTTCTTCAATTTCAAATAACCACAAGGTTTTCGCTTTGTGCGGTTGCCTTTATATGTGGGATCAACTTTTTTCCTAAAGTTCTTTCTATCTGTAAAAAACAGTAGGAGATCGTCCGTCTCGAATCTTGTACGCAGTTTGTTGAGTTCTGATTCAACGATGCTTTTGCCTTTGTTGAAATCTCCAACAATGACGGTCATCTCTTCGTTGTAATCATGCTCGTCTTCTGCGGCGCTCGCACTCCTGTAAAAGAAAAAGTCGGCGTCTACTAGGAGCTTTGGAGGCTTTAGTTTCATGAGTGAATGGGATTGCGGTACGGTTCCAGAAGTTTTCAAGCTCCTGCGGATATCTGTTGCGGATCCACTGGACTTTCCAGTTGGTGATGTCACCGGTAGGGATGACCAGCACGGGGATCACAGGGTCAACGACCTTGTCTGTGTTTCCCCTCCAGGAGCCGTGGCGGTTGGGGCGGGCAAGCTTCACGTCCAGCTGATAGGGGACACCATTGACAACCATGATGAAGTCAGTTGGCCCAGTGCAATTAAGATTCGGGTAAACTTCGGCCCCTTTCCAAGCAGCCAATAGAGCTACCCAGTGTTCAGCAATATCGCCAAGCCTTGAGGGGCTAGTGGCAGTCAGCCCAGGTGCTACCAATTTGAGCTTCTGAGTCAAGCTGG